TCGTGTCGGGGAGTCGTGGGGTCACCGCCAAGAAGAACGCGAAGATTGACCGATTCATTGGAACCGAGGCGTCAGGGAATGTTTTCCTGCAGCTTGGTTTCGGTGGTTACATACGTCAGTGCCTCCTTCGCATTGGTATAGATCTGAACGACCAAAGAGTCAATCAAGATCTCGCCCGATGTGCTCTCGTCTACGGTCTTGCGACCGTCGACCTCAGAGCAGCCTCGGATACCATCACTCAGGCGGCAGTGTGGCTACTGCTTCCTTTCAGCTGGGCCTCTGCCTTATCCAGGTTGAGATCCACCCATATAACTCTGCCGGACGGTTCCCTCCATTATCTCGAGAAGTTTTCGAGTATGGGCAACGGGTACACGTTCGAACTTGAGTCACTGATCTTTTGGGGCCTCACCGAGGCCGTGAGAGATCATATGGGTATAGCTGGACGCGTTTCTGTTTATGGGGATGATATCATCTGCCCCGCGGAGTGCATACCACTTCTCACTCGTGTGCTGGACTGGTTTGGATTCGAGCTTAACAGCAAGAAAACCCATTTCCGGTCACTGTTCAGAGAGAGTTGTGGAAAACACTATTTTGCGGGAAGAGACGTCACACCTGTTTATCAGAAGAAGCCAACGACGTCTGAAGATGAGTTTTACCGGTTTTATAATCGCCTTTTGTATCACGCAGTGGATCGAGTCGGAGTTGATGGACCTTACCTGTACGCTGATTCAGCATTCAGATGGGTTCCTAAACTTCGTGCTCGGTTCCGACGCAGTGACGGGCGACGACCTCTTGAAACTCCGCTTCTGTCGTTCAACCGTGTCCTTGATGGCGGTCTATGCACGGACGTGCGTAGTCTTAACCATCGCGTTCATGGCGGCTTCCGGTGTGTCTCTACTTTATCACTGGTATTCGTACCACGTGAGGCGGTAGTTGACGATGCTGTTGCGTTTGCTTATTTGTTTAGGTTTAAACCTCCGAAGACAGATGAGTATGGTTGGCCTGGTCCCGAGAACGAGTCGCTTCCCTATACAGGGACGATTACATCTCGGCGCCAGGGAAGGTGGGTTGCTCGACGAGCCCGCTTTCCCGAAGCGCGTGAACTGCGCTGGGTCTAGGTCCCTTAGGATCTAGGTACGGCGATGGGGT